AACGGTTAGATGATTCGAACTCTGTTCCGTTTCTGTAAACACCTGCGGGTAATTGTAATGGTATTAAACTCATGCTGCTATCTCCGTCCAACTATCTGATGATGGTGTAATGTTTGTCCACGTATCTGAGCCTTCAGCTATCGATTCCCACTTCTCTCTACCGATTGTGGTAGTACCTGATGTTGTGCTTACTACTGCACCTGACTCTCTTACTCTTTGACTATCTGCCGAAGCAGAACTCGTCATTGTAATAGGTACTACACCTTCTTCAAGGTCCGCTGTTGAGTATGCTGCTTGACCGTATTTAAACGCTCCGTATAGCATCTTAGTCTAGCGTTATATCTAGGTCAGCATTAGGAACACGGAACACATCACCTGAGTCAATAGTCTTAGATGTTGTAAGTGCAGCGTAAGCCATTAGGTTGCCTGATGTTGAAGCATCAAATACACCTACGTGAGTTACTGTACCCCAAGAAGCGCCTGCTGTTGGAAACTCAACCGCTGCGTTATTTGAAGTTGTGTTGCCTGATGTAGTGAATGCTACTGATTGACGAACGTAACCTGTGCCTGATACTTCCGTACCGCCACCTGTCTCACCTGGTGCTGCTGTGTATAAAGCCAAGTAATGCGTGCCTGGTGCTGTGTAAGCCGCGCCTGCGAATACATGGTCTAAGATTTCTGTTTCTAAAAAGTTTGTAAATGACATTATCCTTGTCCTCTGATTTTAAGTTTTAAGCCTGAGCCACTAAATCTAGCAATCTCAGATGCTTCGTTTAATCGTGACACAGAAGCAGAATACATCTGCGCCCATACTGCGACTCTCTCGTCTTCTCCTAGATACGGTGCTGAATGTAGTAGTGCGCCATAAAGGTACACATCAGGTGCTTCTAGTAAAAGCCAATTATCAGCATTACTTGAACTAAGAGCAGTTGTCTTAGCGTAGTAAAGCAATTCTGTGTTTATCTCGCTTGATGGTGTTGGGTAGAACTGAAATTGACCATCTGCGTGTGTGTAATGTGTTGGTGTTCCTATAGCATCATTATTAGAGGCTCTCTTGTCTGCCATAGCCGCTCTTGATATTAACTCAAGAGGTGATGTTCCGTTGTCTGTGATGTGAAACCTAATAGTCTCCATCCAATTAGCAGGAACTTGTGAATACTCATCACTAGCACTCTGTTGACCACTTGCTCTAGTCTCCATCTTCCAATGTCGAATATCTCTGTTAATCTGTGCTTCTGCTAATGCAATGAAGTTCTCAATAGCCGATGTTAGGTCGTCTCTGTTGAGAAAGTCTGCTATTGCTGATTTGAGTGTAGTAAACGTGTTTATAGCCATGATTTCATTATATCCCTATTTGATTGAGGTTGGAGGGTTATTGTTGTTTTACAATATGTTGAACATAATCTGCTTCGCTACCTGTCCAATTATCTTGTTTCATCCAACGCTTCATCTGCTTTTTAGTAGGTGTATTGCCTACATTTTGGTATCTATTTTTATAAGCAGACTTCATACCTTTAATTATTACTTTATCAGTGAAATGCTTTAAAGATTTCTTACTGCCTTCGTGCTTAGTAATTGCCTTAATCATCTTAAACATGTCCTTATCAGATAGTTTTGCAGTAGGCGATACACCAACATCATTAGCCACATCCTTAATGTAAGCCTTAGTGTTGTTCTCCTTGCCTTCAGGTGCGTATGTATTCAGTATCTTAGTAATTGTATTGAGACCACGCTTACGCTTATTGGTTAAATCTTTTGTCAACGCTCTAACACCGTTTTCAGGTGTGTCGAATTGAACAAAACTACCTTCTGCAACATCACCGCCCGACTCTGAGCCTGTCATGCCATCCCACTTTATTCCAAAGTCTTTAATATTGCCAGGGTTGTTGTTACGAACATTACGCACCACTTTAGGCTTCTTAATGCCATCAAGTAAACTATTCATAGGTTTCTCAGGCTCTGTGTATAGTGGTGGTTTAATTTCTTCATCTGCCAATGCAATGCCACCAACACCAATACCAACACCACCTGCTAACATCTTTTTGTTAATATCGATGTAATTGACGCTTTGCGTAGAATCAGGAATACGAGCCTCATCTGAACTTGTATTTATAAAATCCATCTCTACCTTTCCTGAAGACGAATTATTTACGTTAGCAATTCTTTTAGCAGCACCCGGCAACTTGTTGTCATACAGCTCTTTGTATAAATCCTCATAAGTATCACTCCACGCATTGACCTGTTGGCTTGAATCCGTCCATGCGACCCTATCAACACCTTTTTTCTTAGCCATCATAATTGCTTTCTCAAGACCTGCTTGAATCCAAGCGTCATCCTTTAAAGGAGCGTCAGGTTCTGCTCTAGCAAACGACTCTTTAAACTCTCTTGTTTCTTTACTTGCTTTTCTTATTTGTTCCGACAGCTCAGGATTAGCAATTTCTACTCTTTTCCTTGCCACTTGACTCATATAGGAGGACCTGTTGGTTATTAGATTTTCCATCCTATCTTTATCACGATTTAGATGTAGTTCAACGGCATTTAGGTCAAACTTAGAGTCTTTGTCTTTAATATATCCTTCATACTTACTAATTTGTTCTGACAATTCAGCTATTTCTTTTTCATTTCTATCAAACGCCTTCTTTATTTGAGAGTCATCAAAATCAGCAACCATCTCACCCCTATTTGGATGAATCTTGGTTGGAAACTCTAGCGTTCCTGTTTCATCGAAAACTTTTTTTATTTCATCCTGCTCTTTTGCTATAAGGTTTTGTTCTTTAAAGTAAAGCTCTCGTCCTTTTTTTGCAATCGGCTCAAACTCTTCTTGGTAGGCTGCGCTTGACTTATCGGCATATCCTACTCCCTTCTGTCTGCCTGATTGATGTAAGTCAGATTGTAGTTCTTCAATGAATAAAACCTTTCTTCCACTATTATCAGTCCTAACAGATGTTCTCATGTGTAGTGCAACATCCTCGATGTCACCAAGGTGAGGTCTGTAAGAGTATCCACCTTTGTTGCCAATCATATCTGATGTTATATAAGTCTCTTCATAGGTGTTAAAGTCTACGCCTGGTTGAGTGTGTGCAAAATGCTTAGTCTTGCCAACACCTGTATCACCAAACTTATCTTGTAGTTTTACAATGGCTTCACCGATTGAGTCTACAGGCTCATCGAAAATGTCATTATCTGCATTATCAAATCTGTCACTAGGTCTAGCAACATAACCTTCGTCCGTCTTGTAAACAAGAATATCTTGACCGTCTGCCACAGTAACTTTTTTGAACACTACAGGAGACTGTTTATATTGACCTTCATACATGTCTATTAAAGCAGAATCTAAGTCATAAGACGTGTTCATATCTAAGCCGTCATATCCAAATTCGTCAAGGGTGTCAAACAACCTACCCTGCCACTCTGCCTCTTTACCTACAGGATATTTCTCAGGGTCATGTTTACTTAGAGCAACACCAAGCTCTTCATAGTCGTCAAATCCACTAGCGTCACTGCTGAATGCCTCATACGCATCTTGCGTTTTTTTATCTATCTTATCATCCTTCCAATAGTTATCAGCAACTTCCCAACCGTCATCATTTTGCAGGTCGTTCCACATATCCTTTCCACCGCCACCAAGAACAACTTCTGACTGTCTAGGCTTATTATCATCAATAAAATCTAACAGATAATCTTTAGTTACCTTTTCGCCTTTTGATGCCTTTTCATCCAACATCTTAAAAAGACCCATATCATTCATTTCGTTATTAGTAACGCCTTGCTTACTAAGGTATCTCTTAATATCGTCAGGACTATTGATTACTTGATTTAGGTCTAATGCTGCTTGCTCTGCTCTTGAATAAAACCCTGCTTCATCAACCTCTGCTTTAGGTTTTGTATCAAACTGAGCTTGTTGTTGAGCTTGAGCTTGAGCCTTAACATCTGCCTTCTGTTGATTTAACACAATTCTTGTTTGCGAATCAACAGGCTCTTGCCTTAATAAACCACCGTCCTGAATAATATTCTTCTCTACAGGTGGTGTTAAACCCGGCATATTCTCCATGAACTTGGTCATTGCTTGTGGGTCGGTTAATGCGCTCTTGGTAGCTTTAGCTAATCCGTATAAAGCAGGGATAGACATACCAAGCGTTAATTCCTCGCCCATGTTCTTTAATCTAGCAACAAAGCGCTCTTCAGCAGAAGCATCGTCACCAACCTTAGAACCCATCATCTCAGTAACAGCATTCTTATATTCTGTAGTGTTGACTAAGTCAGAGATATTACCTTCAGTTACATCAAGCGTTCCACCTGGTACTGATACTGCAACAGCCTCTTTCAAGAATCTAGTGAACTTACTAGCACTATTGGCATTACCCATAACTTTAGCAAGTGCGCCATAACCACCAACTAACTGCGAACCAAACTTGGTTAAGTTGTATGCCGTACTGTCTTCAAATTCCTTTTGTTGGTCTTCAGAGTAACCCATATCCCATAACTTAGATGACTTCTCTGTATCAATTACATCATCAGAGCCTAATTTATTAGCGCCATAGTTAATAGCATCAACACCTAAGTCGATAGTTCCTTGTGGCAGGTCATGTAATAAACCTTGAGCAGCACCTCTAGTAAGATTCAAGAATAAGTCTTTAGCCTCTTGGTTTCTAGGATGGTTTTCATTCATCAGGATAGCAGGCGTTGTATCGCCCAACATAGGCATTACTTTATCAACAATATCTTCACCAACACCCATAACTTTAGCGATACCTTGCTTAATATTGAAGTCCATCTCAGCACCCTCATTCCAAAAGTCGGTAGCAGTTGGGTCAGGTTTGAATGCTTCAGGCTCAGGAATAACATTAGGTGTAGTTCCGTTGACTTTGTGCATTTCTGTCATTGGGTCATAGCCAAGTCTGCGGGTATTAGCTTCTTTAGCTGAACTATCCCATTGGAATCTGTCTGCTTTGTTTAGTGCTTGGTCAATGTCTTGCTCGTAAGCATTAGCATCAGGAATGATGTTACCGAATGAGTCTCTGTCTGCAAGTGATTCATCTACATTATCCATCTGAGAGCGATATTGATTCATGAAGTCGCCCATGCCAATCTTGTTCATAGCATCAGCAAACTGAGTTTCTGATAGTGCTTTACCTTCTGCCTTGAAGTTAGCCATCATTTCCATAGCTTGAGATGGGTCTACGTTAGGTGTTAAGTCTTGGAATGTGCCTGTATCTCTTTGTGCAATTCTCTCACCACCTTGGTAAGCGCCCATAACATTACGAGCATCAGTGTAATCTGTTTGTTCAGGTAGCCATGGTGCAATAGTTGCTTGTTGGTTCTGAGCCATTGACTCTTGACTGCCTGGCATGAATGATGATTGCGGTACAGGTTGCATCATTTGTGGTGAAGGCTGTACAACTTGTTGTCTTCCTAAGTCGATTGTTTCTGTTGGAGCATCTAATAATCCCGATGTAAACTCAGGTGTAGCAAACATAGGACCTGAGTTCTCTGATGTGTGTCCTGGGTGTAGAGGTGTGCCTACTTGTGCTTGGTAAGCATTACCTTGTTCATCAAATCGTGTCTCCCAATTATTTTGAGTTGGGTCATAAACCGTGCCACCACCTGTTAAATTAACACCTTCCTGCCCTAGTAACGCATCAAATAAACCCATGAAATATGCCAAATTATATCAAATATAGGCGCTATCTTACCACATCAGACAATCCCTTTCACGTTTCTTTTGATTGACTTACCCCATGACTCTGCCATAGGTCTGTAGCCGATTGCTAGGTATCTGAAACTGTCTGCTGAGTGTGAGGACCAATCATGCCTAGGTCGTGAGCGCCACGTCTTACCGTTCTCATCATAATCACGGGAATAGTTAATCAGACAGTCAATACCCTTCTCGCACTTCTTCTCATCAAACCAACATCGGTCTAACATTGAACGAACTGCCTGAATACCATCGTCAATCATAAGCATAGGAGCAATCTCTACGTTTCTAATGCCTAGGCTATCTAATACCTCTAGTCTTGACTTACCTGAGCCTAGTTCTCTCACTCTTACGTCATGTGGCAAGATATGTTGCTCATAGATGTAACCTCTCTCTTGTAGCACTCTAGCATAATGGTCTAATCCTACACCTGATGCTTCATAGTGGTCAATGATGTGTATCTCTGTTCCGATGTATTGTGCAAACCATATAGCAGTTGAATCACCTACACCTAAATCCCATGCTGTAATGACAGGCTTATCTCTACTGTATCTAACTTTGCCTATCCTGTCTTCATCTCTTGCCCTACGCATCTCTGTCGTATAGTAAGAGCCTTCACTGAATATTAAGAATCCGCCTTCCCAAATATGGTCATACATATCAGGACGTTTCTTCTTGTCTTCTAGTCTTTGCTCTTCAAGCACACTAGGAAACCAAGGGTTGTCTGAGTAATTCATTTCACATATCTTTGAATTATCAGGAGTATTCACTCTAAAGCGTTCATGTGTTGCAGAATATTTTGACTCAGGATTATAACTAATCCACACTTCTGAGCCTTCTTCTCTGACCGTAGGTATCAGCTTCATGTATGCCATATCACTCACACCTTCTGCTTCATCTACCCAAGCTAATAAGATACGAGCCTTAGACTTTATAGCATCAAGTGAACGTCTTAGTCCTACGAATGTATATGAGATACGACCATCTTTAGACCTGATGTACTTCTCGCCCACTTCATAGTAAGCCTCTAACCAAGGAACTGACCTAATTGCTGTCTTAATCTCTTCTAGTGATGAATCCTCTAATGAGTTCATAAACTCACGACCACATAGTATCTGTCCTGACCTGCCTTCTTTACCCCACTCATAACCACGTATAGCAGTCATTAATGCAAACGTTCTTGTCTTACCTGAACCACGTCCTCCGTAAGCAATGCGATATCTAGCATCACCTACAAATAGAGGCTTTAGTTTAGGCGGTACTTTAATCTGTGCTTTTATCTTCTTCGTAATCATCTTCACCGTAAGCTACAATTTCAATAACTGTTGGTTGCATTGAACCATCGCTTGACATTATGTCTGTTGCAGTCTTAGGAATAATCCCATGATTAGCACCTAATAGCAGTCCTGCCGTCTTCTCTTTGAGTGTGCCATTTAACGCACCATTCATTAGACTTCTGCCTTGTGCTGTCATTAAACCCCTGACGGTGTAGGAAAATTCGGGATAAATCTTCTCCCAATCATAGATAGTAGATGGACTCACCCCTAGTTCTATAGCTAATCCTTCTACCATAGGAATTACATCATGATACTTTTCAAGATGGTTCTGAATGTAGTCTGAAGTCTTCTCTATCATTCCTTCATTGTATTTAGTTGGTCTCCCTATTTTTAGGAAGTTATCTGTTTTCTTGGCTGTCATTAGTGACATCTCCTATTGCTTTAACTCGTTCTAGTCTTCTGACTACTTCTGCGAATGTTGAGAATATTTCCTCTTTTCTGAAGTTAAGCTGTAAGTCTTCAAACTCTACTACAAAACCATTAGAAACCTCTTTAATAATTATCCTAGCCATTAGTGTAACTCCATGCTTGTTTCTGTTGGAATAATAGGCATCTCTACATTAGCAATCATAATTTGTATTCCTGCGTTTGCTTCCTCTATAGTGATGTCGTTATCTTCAGATATAACAACTAGTGCTGAATAGTACATAGCCATTAGGTCTTTTTTGTTAATTCCTTTAATCAGATTAACAATCTCTTCTTCACTCATTGTCTTCTTCCCATAGTTCGTTATAAGGTTTAATTCGGTATTGCTCGTCTTCCAAGAACATAGGCATATCTAGGTCTTCCCAATGGCTAACGCTCTTATCGCAACAAAGTGTCTCTAGCTTCTGAATGGTGTAACCCTCAGCAAAGGCGTGTATAACTTCTGCGTGTATGTGTTGTGTCATCTCTTAATTCCCATTGATTCATAATACAGGTCTTCAGGTCTTGGGAGCATAATGCCATACTCGCTTACAAATATATCTATCTGCTCTAGGTAATCTTTAAACTCTTTGACCTTTAGTTTTGTTGTGCTTCGTAACTCTTTGATAACACTCAACTTTGTTGTAGTTTCAGTATAACCTAAGAACTTGTCTCTTAATATAACATGTGTTTCGTCTTTAGTATAACCCAACTCTCCACCTATTACGCTTATCCACTCCCAATACAATCTATTCTGCTTTACTGAGCGTGAGTCTTTATCATCTCTTATCTCTATGATAGCTTTGTCTGAATCAGGATACTCTTTAAAGTGAGCCTGTATCATTGATTCAAGTATGTGTTGCTTAGGTTTGGTTCTTTCAATAACTCGTTTCACATCAATCCCTTACTAACTAAAATCTCTTGTGTTCGTTTCATACCCATTAGGTGACTCAATAATAGAAATTCTTGTGAATAATCAGTTTGTACACGCCCATCAAGAACATCATGACAAGAATGACAACAATAAGCACCATGGATATCAAGACACTTAGCGCCCATACCACC